CATATTCTTAACCTTGCCAAAGTCACGGATAGGCAGGTGTGCGATAACATCACTTCCAACACCTGCTGCCTTTGCTGCCATTCTAAGCAGGAATGAGGTTGAGATTTCCGGGGATAACACATATTCCCCTACTGCTGCCATTTCGTTTTCAATATCTACCATATCCTGTCCGATAAGGCTCTCAAAGTCAAATGTCAGTTTTTCATACTTCTTTCCCTCATACTCAAATGGTTTCTTGAATGTATGGACAAATGCCTGTGTGTCCGAATCGGTCACATTCTCCTGTCCTGCTTCCGCCTGCTTTGCTTCCTCAAAGTTCTTAATTTCTTCCATTGTCTAATCCTCCGATTTTGAATATACAGGAAAAAGGCACGGTTTCCCGTGCTTATTTTCCTAAAGCCTTTCTTACATCTGCCAAGTAATCCGTTCCGTTTACATAGTAAATGTAATTGAGCGGGTCAATTTCCAATTTCTTCTTTCCGTCAATGTAGGTTGCATAGTACGATACCGCATACTCTCCGCTTACCTCCGCTGCACTTGCCGTAGCGACTTTTCCGGGGTTAAGTTTCTTTGGTGTAACCACAAGGATATGCTTAACCGCCACAACCTCCGTTGTTCCTTTTACGGTGTCTTTCTGCTGCTGTGCTGCCCTTAAGTCAATGTTATGCTGTCTAGGCTCATGCAGTTTAATGGCATTCTTTGTAACCGTTCTGAAATTGAGGGTAAGTGTCATTGCTTCAATCGCACCCAAGATAACGGATTCGATTTTACCGCCAATGCCGGCCCCGCTGATTTCCTCGGTTATGTTTGAGATTTCCGGCAGCGTCACTTCGGAAATTCCGATATATTCCGTTGCGTCCTCATATGTCGCAAATCCTATTACTGTTTCGTCAATTTTTGGCATATCTCATTCCCTCCTTATGCAAATAAATTTTCAAGGTAACTTACATCATACTCAAGCACAAAATCAAGTTCCTTTGCAGGACTTGGCGGTGTAAGGTAGATGTGGAATTTTGCTTTGCCCGCCATTAAATCCGTTGTCGTGTTTTCCTCGTCAAGAAACTCGATACGACCGCCTAAAATCTTCTCCTCAGCCATAAGACCGTTGAGCCAAAGGTTAAGGCTCTGTGTTACGGATTCAATCAAACGCTTGTTTAATTTCTTATCAACCTTGCTCCACATTGAAAGGATAACGGAATTTGCCACCCAACCAAACATACGGCTTACACAGTAAAAATAGTCCGTAACATCTGTGTTTGCAGGATAGCAGGCTGTTTCATTTCCCCAACTCACATAACCGCTCATAAAGTTAAGTGCCGTGATAATTCCGTTTGAGTTAAGGTAATTCGCCTTTACAAGGTCGATAAGTACCTCTGTTCCGTCTGCAAGTGTCAAGCCGTCAATCTGCAAGGTCTTGTTACTTGCAGATTCACACGGCGACCCTCCGCCCAAGTCGTCATCTGCGTCCGTTTTTGACATAAGACCCGCCTGATGTACTGACGCATGGTAGGTCTTACCTCCAAGTGTGTACATGGGCCACATAAGCAACTGTGACGGCTGTGTAATGTTGTTCTTGTTTTTCCATTCAACCGCCTTTGTGTGTGATGTAGCCACCGTGGTATCCACATCTATAAGTGCTTTGCCTGTGAAAAGTCCGTTAATGCTTTCCGCCTTGGCTGCCATAACCGCTGCAACCTCCGAATCCTGCGAAAAGTTAGGTGCAAGGAAAAGTGTAGGTATAACCCTAAACTTAGGGAATACCGTGTCAACCAATTCAAAACCGCTTGATTTCTCTGTATTTACATCATAACCGCCGATAATGTCAGCCTTGGTAACTTTGCTAGGGTCAACGGAATTGTATTTGATGTTAAGCCTTGCATTGTCGTCTGTAATCTTTCCTCCGCTGATACGCTCCAATCTCAATACTCCGTCTGTGTATAAAAGGTCGTAATCCTCGCCCCTTGTGTATGTTTCCGTCAATGTGTCCTCTGTGTCATACCCTTTTACCACTACCGTATCTTCCAATGCTTCAAGTGGCAGGTCTGTAACCCCTCCTGCAAGCACCTTTTCCTCTGTGCTTTCTCCTGCAAGGTGTTTCTTCGGGTCAAGCACATTGATAATGATAATCGGTCCGTTGGAATACAGCTTGAAACTTGCATAAATTTCCTCGCAAATATCGTATTTCTTCCAATCGTCACTGTATCCCATAGCTGCCACCGCTTCCGGGTATGAGGATACATATACAGGCTCATTGACCGCACCGCCTACCATATGTGCAGGTGCAGTACCTACAATAAGGTGTATGCTGCTGTCGGCAGTAACCGGGGTGGATACGCTCGTTGCCTGCTTGCTCGCTTTTGCTCCGTGAAAAAAGTCACTCATTTTTTAATCCTCCTGTCCTTTTCTTAACAGACTTTCAATGTCGTTATAGTATTTGTTTAACAATGTGCCTGTTGTCTTTACTTTTGCCTTGCACTCCGCAAGGCTTTCCACCGTCACAATGAGAAGCCTTACCTGCGGTATCTTCTCAATGGTCGGCTTTAAATATTCCTCCACTGCTTCACGGGTGCCGTTGAAAATTGTATTTTCCGTCAAACCCGTGTGCGTTGTCGGTCCGATATAAATAAATCTTCCCTCTGTGGCTTTCGTTTTTGCCGTTTCCTGCGGTTTTTCTTCTTTGGGTGTAGAATTTACCGCCTGTTCGGTTTCTGTCGCCTGTTCGGCTGTTTTGCTCGCTCTCGCCATATCCGGCTACCTCCTGTTATAAATATTCGCTTAAATTCCGCTGTACCTGTGGCATTTCCCAAGTCGTCATAAGCTCCCCGACTTGATAAACTTCGGTGTTGCTGTCATAAATGATTGATTCTATCGGTGTTTGGCAGGAATAGCGGTTGTCGATTACCCTATCTTCCAATAATCTTTTTTCAATCCTTTCAACAAGGTTAAGACACTGTATGTAGTTTTCCTGCTTATCCTCAGAATAGGTCACACATATGATACGGATACTGCATGTACTTTCTTCATCATCTGTTTTCTTTGTAAGCCGTTTTAAAAGAATGTACGGTGCTGCCTTTTTTTCCTGCTCCTTTTGTGGCAGATTTCCCACAAAAACATACGGCGGTCGTTCTCCCGGCTCTGTTCCGTTTTCCGGCACTCTTGCCACCAACCGCATATCCTTAGTGATTTCCTCACAGTATCCTTGCAGTGAATTTAATAAGTCAAGTGTTGTCATTAGCTACCTCCGCTTAATATCCTGTCAATTTCGTGTTCAATACGCTTATTGACTATCTCGTTTACTCTATCCTCGACCACCTGCAACACAACTGTATTTTTTGCCATTTTCGGTACTGACGGACCGTATTTTTCTTCGATTGGTAGGTTGCTGTCGCCCACACGCTCAAATACTCCCAAGTGTCCGCTTTCCATTTGTGCTACAAATTTATGCTTTGATACGCCACTCTTTCCATTCTTCACACTAACCGTTATTGGTTTCTTTCCATATGTCGGAAGTTCTGGGGTAACATCAAATTTGTACAGAGGTATTACTTTTCCACTATATTCAATGCTTCCTATCAAGCCGTCACTTCTCATTTCCACTTTTTTAAAGCCAAGTGTGGAATACTCGGATATAACGGCAGGTGTAACATTATATACGGTCTTAATCTGCTTGTTAAAGGCTGTCTTTCCTGCCGTCAAACCTCTGTTTAATGCAGGCTTCAATACCTTTTCGTCAGCTTTTCCGATAGTGGAAAGAATTGTGTGCAGCCTGTTTGTTGTTTCTTCTGACACTTGAATATCAACCATTATTCGTCCGACCTTTCCAATTCAATAATCAGTTCGTTGTATTCGTTGGTAACTTCGGTCACTGTGTACAGGTCGTTGTCAATCCAAAACCTCATCTCGTTTCTTGGCTCTTTCCCCAAGTCCGACAACTTGACACGGATAACAACTACCCTGTTATAGATTCCGTCTGCGTGGTCCCCGGATAACATCATTCTCCTTGCTTCGGTTTCCTGTGAATCAAAAATGACGGGTATTTTTCTGTCTATCCCGTCACATCTGATTCTCTTAACCTGTGCAAATTCCGCTGTGTTGTAAAATGTGCTGTCCAAGTCCTTATCAAGCATTTCCTTAAAGTTCTTCATAGGCTGCCACCGCCTTAGCAGACGGTAGCAACAAACCAAGAATCAACTTCGTGCGGTACACAAAGCGGTGCTGATGAAAGCTGTAAAAATCTTCTTGCAGGTCGTCTTTCTACCCACTGCTCCGGCACTCTCGCACCCTCTACAACTGCAATCGTCTTTCCTGCTTCGTCCACAATGCCAACCGCTCCGTAATACATTGAGTATGTCGCTTCGGTGGAAAGAAGCACCACGATATTAGCAGGCAGTAAAGGCTTGTCCTCAGCCTTTGCCTTATTTGTCCAGTTATCCAAGTACCACTCATTGTATGTGTAAATATCCATTGCCAACTCATGAATAGTACCCACATAGGTAGCACCGTTTGGAAGTTCTTTCGGTGCGATAACCGCAACCTCAAATCTCCGTACATCAAGCACTTTCTGTACTTCCTCGTCAGATAAGAATGCTTCCAAGGCGTCCGACCCCATAAGGCAGATATTACAGTTTACAAAGCCTGTTTTCTGCACCTGCTTTCTCCATTCCTTTAACTGCTTAATCTTACCGCCCTGCTTTGTATCCCACTTGTCTGCGGTCTTTAAGGTTTCCGTGTTGGTAAAATTAA